TGGAAGAACGGCGCACCAGAAAAGGAGGTGGCAGCATGCGAATGATCACAAAAGAGCAGCTCGAAGGCCTCCGCTCCCGCTATCCTGCGGGCACCCGCGTGAAGCTTATCCAGATGGACGACGTGCAGGCACCTCCCATTGGCACCAAGGGAACCGTCACCGGGATTGACGACACCGGCTCCCTGCTGGTGGACTGGGATAATGGCTCCGGCCTGAATGTCATCTACGGTGTCGACCTTGTGCGAAAGGTGGTGGACTGACATGGATGAAAAGGTAAAGGAGCAGATCCTCGCCATCCGGGACACCGGCCTTACGAATATGTTTGATGTGAACATGGTGCAGCGGCTGGCCTTCGAACGTGACTTCTACGAGCTGGTTTTATACCTTGAGGAGCACCGGTCAGAATACGTGAAATTCATCATGACCGGGGAAGGCTAACTACACAATTACGTCCTCAAATTTTCCCGCAGAATTGTCACATATATTTCGATAAATAGCTTGCTATTACAGGCGTTCAGAGTGATATATGTACATACCAAAAGGGAAAACAACCACAAGGAGGAACCACCATGAAGTACACAATCGAAGCCATAGAAAACGCGAAGCCCGGAATGCGCTGGGAAGAAATCGGATGCCAGTGGACACTGGGACAAGCCTACCTTTACAGCAAGGAAGCCGGAAACGACCTCCCGAACTTCGCCGAGGTCATTTGGGACGACGACATCGAGACGATTTTCGCAGACTGCAGGAAGCTGGGAGTGAAGGAATTTACAATAAGCTCCACCTTCTCAAGCCTGATCCTCACCATCGCCAAGTTCGAGGAGCTCGGCTGCACGCTGGACGGGATTGTAAAAATCAAGGACCGCTACACCCACTTTGGCAGCGACGAGCACGCGCTCATCCCGGCCTTTAAGATGACGGTAAAGGAGGCATAAGGACATGTGGAGCGAAGGCGTGATCGGCATCCCGGATGCCAAGGATAAAGAGAAATACACCAAGTGCCACTACTGGGTAAAGCACTACGAGGAACCCAGCGAGGATTACGGGATCAACGGCGGCAAAATCAGCAAGCTGATGATCCGCATCGGTGACGAGACCGTATGCAACTATGACAGAGGCTGGGACATCCACCCCACCTGCAAAGAAGCAGAGATGGCGCTTTGCATCCTGCTGGAGAACTACAACTAAAAAGCAAACCCTGAATACGAATATTCCGGGAGACTGAACCGCAGGGCTCTTTCTCTCGTACTGATACCGGATCGCATGCCGAACACGTCGGCTGGCGGTCTTTTATTTTGCCCTGAAAGGAGGCGGCACCCTTGCCAATGCGAAAACTGAAAAACTATAAGCCGACCCGCTTCATGGCAGAGACTTCTCACTACAGCAAGCAGATGGCGGACTTCGCCGTGATGTTCATCGAACAACTCACCCACACCAAGGGAACGTGGACAGGAAAGCCCTTCGAGCTCATTGACTGGCAGGAACGGATCATCCGCGACCTGTTCGGTGTCCTAAAACCCAACGGCTACCGGCAATTCAATACGGCCTATATCGAAATCCCGAAGAAGATGGGCAAGTCAGAGCTGGCCGCTGCAGTCGCCCTGCTTCTTTGTTGCGGCGATGGTGAGGAACGCGCCGAGGTCTACGGCTGCGCTGCGGATCGTCAGCAGGCCACCATCGTCTTTGATGTGGCGGCGGATATGGTGAGGATGTGCCCGGCGCTAAACCGGCGCGTGAAAATACTGGCCTCCCAGAAACGTATCATTTACGAGCCGACAAACAGCTTCTATCAGGTGCTCTCCGCTGAAGCCTACTCAAAGCACGGCTTTAACATCCACGGCGTGGTCTTTGACGAGTTGCACACCCAGCCGAACCGAAAGCTCTTTGATGTCATGACCAAGGGCTCCGGCGATGCCAGAATGCAGCCGCTGTATTTCCTGATTACTACTGCCGGAAATGATACAAACACCATTTGCTATGAAGTTCACCAGAAAGCACAGGACATCCTCGACGGCAGGAAGGTCGATCCAACCTTCTATCCGGTCATTTACGGCGCGGAGCCTGACGAGGATTGGACTGATCCGGAGGTGTGGAAAAAGGCAAATCCGTCTCTGGGTATCACAGTCGGTATCGACAAGGTGGAAGCCGCCTGCGAGTCGGCAAAGCAAAATCCCGGCGAGGAAAATTCCTTCAGGCAGCTGCGCCTCAATCAATGGGTAAAGCAGACCGTCCGCTGGATGCCAATGGATAAGTGGGACGCCTGCGCTTTTCCCGTGAACGAAGACGACCTCGAAGGCCGTGTCTGCTACGGCGGACTTGACCTGTCCTCCACTACGGATATCACGTCCTTCGTGCTGGTATTCCCGCCAAGGGATGAGGACGACAAGTATGTGATCCTCCCGTACTTCTGGGTGCCGGAGGATACGCTTGACCTGCGTGTGAGGCGCGACCATGTGCCCTACGACACTTGGGAGAAGGAAGGCATGCTGCAGACCACGGAAGGAAATGTCATCCACTACGGCTACATCGAGAAATTCATCGAGCGCCTCGGCGAACGCTTCAATATCCGCGAGATTGCCTTCGACCGCTGGGGAGCCGTCCAGATGGTACAGAACTTGGAGAACATGGGCTTTACCGTCGTGCCCTTCGGACAGGGCTTTAAGGACATGAGCCCGCCCACAAAAGAGCTCATGAAGCTGACACTGGAAAAGAAACTCGCCCACGGCGGCCACCCGGTGCTCCGCTGGAATATGGATAACATCTTCATCCGTACTGACCCAGCTGGAAACATCAAGGCGGACAAAGAAAAATCTACAGAAAAGATCGACGGAGCCATCGCCACCATCATGGCGCTTGACCGTGCGATCCGCTGCGGCAACGACAACGTCGCTTCTGTCTATGACGACAGAGGCATTTTGTTTATCTGAAAGGCAGGTGATCAACATGAGCATATTTTCAGGACTGTTTCGTTCGAGAGATAAGCCTACCAATGCAACGACCGGAAGCTCCTACCGCTTCTTCTTCGGCGGCACTACCTCCGGTAAAGCCGTGACGGAACGCTCTGCCATGCAGATGACGGCAGTCTACTCCTGCGTGAGGATTCTATCCGAGGCGATTGCAGGCCTGCCGATCCACCTATACCGATATGGCGAAGGCGGCAGCAAGGAAAAAGCGACAAATCATCCGCTCTACTTCCTGCTTCACGATGAGCCGAACCCGGAAATGACATCCTTTGTGTTCCGGGAAACGCTGATGACGCATCTGCTTTTGTGGGGAAACGCCTACGCGCAGATCATCCGAAACGGCAAAGGTGAAGTGGTCGCGCTCTATCCCTTGATGCCAAATCGTATGTCAGTCAACCGTGATGAAAACGGAGAGCTTTATTACGAATATCAGACCTCACAGGATGAAGCGCACACGATGAATGGCAGCCGCGTAAGGCTCCAGCCATCCGACGTGCTGCATGTTCCCGGTCTCGGTTTTGACGGCCTCGTAGGCTACAGCCCAATTGCAATGGCCAAGAACGCCATCGGCATGGCAATTGCCTGTGAGGAATACGGCGCTAAGTTTTTTGCGAACGGTGCGACGCCCGGAGGCATCTTAGAGCATCCCGGTGTGGTAAAAGACCCGGAGCGCGTAAGGGAAAGCTGGAACTCGGCCTTCGGCGGCAGCTCCAATGCCAATAAGGTGGCTGTGCTGGAGGAAGGCATGAAATACACGCCTATCTCCATCTCACCGGAGCAGGCGCAGTTTTTAGAGACGCGAAAGTTCCAGATCAACGAGATTGCCCGTATCTTCCGCATCCCGCCTCACATGATCGGCGACCTTGAGAAATCAAGCTTCTCAAACATTGAGCAGCAATCGCTGGAATTCGTGAAATACACGCTCGACCCGTGGGTATGCCGATGGGAACAGTCGATGCAGCGTGCCCTGCTCTCACCGGATGAGAAGAAAGACTACTTCTTCAAGTTCAATGTGGACGGCCTGCTGCGTGGCGATTACCAGAGCCGCATGAATGGCTATGCGACCGGACGCCAGAACGGCTGGATGTCCGCTAACGATATCAGGGAACTTGAAAA